TTTAAAATGCGTACTATATACCCTTGGCGGGAATTGCATGACGAAATATTTAATCTTATTCGGGCAGGCATGATTTATAAAGATGTTGCCGCCAAAGTGGGAGTACCGCCAGAGAACTTGAATGGCTACGTTTCCCGGTATAAAGTAAGAAGCTAATAGAAAAAGCACTGTGAGAAATCCTCACAGTGCTTTATTTGTTTCACGTGAAACATTGCCCGTTAGTCGAGCACGTTTTTATATCGCTTGAACTTGTTGTACACGTCCCATATGATACTATCTTCGTCATTTTCGACGACTGAAAGAACGAGAACAGAAAACGGATTATCGTTTGTATAGCGCTTATGAATAGTAGTAGTGATGATTTGGCTATCGTTAACGAACGCTACGCCTTCTGCGCTATCTGTGATAGCCTTGTACAGGTTATCGTTGTCAGGTTTAACTATGGGGTAAGCTGCGCGCTGGTCGACCAGCTCCCGGAACTTTTTTGTTCTGGACGCAGGCACGGACAGGAAGCAATATAAATCAGCCCGAAGCGGCGTTTTCTCTTTGAAGAAACCTGCCTTGCTGCATTCTTCTTGTATGCGCAGGGTGCAATATTGGCGGTAGGCCTGCATTTTGTTACTGTAGCGGCCAATACGTCGGCCGCCGTTAGTCCAAAACTGCGCCGCCCTTTCCTGCGGCATGGCGTTGCCGCCGAGAACGATATAAACACAATCGGAATTTTTTAGTTGTTTCATTTGTGGAAACCTTCTTTTTTTAGTATTCTTCTTCCAGTTCTTTTAGCGCCTGCGGATTAAGCTGTATTTCTTTTTCTATTAAGTGGTCAATCGTGACGTTAAATACTCTGGCCAGAAGCATAATATAATAGACGTTGGTTTTTAAAAGTGACCTTTCCCCGCGTTCGTAGCGGTCAAGTGTCGTGGGACTGATGCCGGTCAAGTCATTTAATTCCGTGCGGCTATAGCCGTATAACTCCCGGTAAAAAGCTATAACGCTGCGGCACTTGGTCAGGCGTTTCGGCTCAATGGTGATATCATATTCCCGCAGCATTTCGGGGATATCGTCAACATTGTTGTCCGTAACAGTCAGTGTGCAGTTTTGGCGGTTGGTAATAGTCACCAGAACGTTATAGCTGTTGTTTGATACGTTCAGGCGGTTAGAATGGGGGATAAATGTAAGCTGCTCATTGATACGGTTCATCAGGCGCGGTATGGGCATATAAAGAGTATCAACTAATGAGTGCGTAAATTCACTTGCTTCGGCAAAGTCCTTGCAGGTGTAGAGCTTGTATACCATACTTCCGTCAGGACGATTAGTAACGACGACGCTACATCTTGACCCAACATTCAGCAGGTAAGCCCTACAGGGCGGAAAATCCGCCTTTCTGACGCCTTTTATAACGTCGGCGCAGGTGTTATAGCCTATGCAAGCTGAAAAGTCTGACATGGCGGCTAATTGGTCCGCTACGGTTTGGCTATCAGACAGGCCTAGTAAGTCCCGCAGTTCCCCCGGCTCGTATGTTTTACAGTTCATTTTTATCCCCCCCGGTGCTATCTTCTTCAAGGCCCTTGAACGGATTGAACGAAAAAGCTATCTGGCAGCGGTTTACCTGCGTGTAATCGTCGAGAAACTTCATCTTCCAGCCGAGGTACAGGCGGACCCGGAACCAAGGGCAATACTGCTTGCAGTAGTAGAAGGACCAAGGGGCGAGAAAGCCGGGAACATAGCTAAACCATTGTTCGTTGTTGAGTTCCTTGATTTTCCGCAATACTTTGACCTTTGAAAAGTCTACCGCCCGGCCGGTGACATAGTAGCCGAAACCGTAGGCATTGTTGCGCATAAGCCACAGCAGGCGGCAGAAATAACGCTGCACACGTTCTTTTGTGGTAAAGTCGTTATACCAGAGCTGCACGAAGCCGGGACGCATATAGCCGTCGCCTTTCATCTCGTAGTGATAAATATAGTGACTGTCGAAGTCATAACGCAGGAACTTAGGGACGACTTCGAGCACCTGCCAGCGGATATCAAGGGGGTTATCATAAGTTTGCCATAGTTTGAACACTTTAGGCAGCTGCCCTTTTTCGTCAGCAAAAATGACGACAAACCAGTTAGTTAAATAACATAGCACGGTAAAAATCAGGTCAAGGCACACATACAAAAGCCAACTCATTACAAACACCGCCTTCTAAAAGTTATATAACAACATTATAACATGTATAGTTAGAATATTCATAATATCTACTCTTGTGTTATAATAGACTAAATAGACAGATGTTTCACGTGAAACAATAAAGTGGGGTGAAGATGTTGAGAAAGAAAAAGGAAGCGCAGCAGATAACGCCGGAAGCAATAGCGGCCGAGCTGGAAAAAGTAAACCTTGACGCTTCGACGCCGGAAGAAGAAAACAACTTCTGGGAAAAATATGAGGAGCAGCAAGAAAAGATAGAAAAGCAGCATAGGGGGCGCGTACGTGTCTCCCAAGAGGATACCAAAAAAGGCGGCTCACCTAAAGAGGATATAGCGACGGTAACCAAAATCAGACCGGGGTACGTGCGCGTAGCGTCCGACCAAGAAAAGAAATTCTGCCGTGAGTACATGAAGACCTTCAATGCGAAAAAAAGCGCGCTGGCGGCAGGCTACGGCGATACCTACGCGGCTAAACGGGCGTATATGATACTGCGGCGCCCGTGGGTACAGACGTATCTTAATGAGCTTCGCGAAAAAATCGAAACGGAAGAAATCGCCGATGCAAACGAGACCTTGTTAAATCTTACCAGACAAATGCGCGGCGAGCTTGTCGAGACTATCGAGACACTAAACTATGCCGCCAGAGGTAAAGGGCCAGATAAAGAATACGTTTTAATAGGTAAGACCGTGCAGCGCCTTAGCCTGCACAGAGCAGGCACAGAAGGAATGGCCAGATATCATAAGCTGTTTAATGAAAAGGCTGTGAACGTCAATATCACGCCGCAGATAGTCGTTGATATTCCGGGGGCGCTTCCGGCGGCAGAGAGCGTACCTATCCAGCCGACCATGAGCGAGGAAGAAATGGAGCGCAGAGCTGCGGAACTGGCAGAGCAAATGGGAGTGACGGGAGAAGATGAATTATCAGAACCAGAACCAGACACCGGAGACAAGGCTTAAACAGATAAAGCTGACTGACTGTATAGGTCCTGCGTTTTATGGCCTGTACCACGCAGTAATGCAGCACTCATATACATATTACTGGCTATGCGGCGGCCGTGGCAGTTTCAAGTCGTCGTTTACCGCCATAGTGGCCATACTGCTGCTCATAAATAATCCTGCGGCGCATGTAGCTGTTATCCGGAAAAGAGATAACACGCTTAGAAAAACGGTCTATGAACAAATGCTATGGGCTATAGAAAAGCTGGGACTTACTGAATTTTTCATCGCCAGACTGTCGCCGCTTGAAATCATCTATAAGCCCACTGGCCAGAAGATTAACTTTTTCGGACTTAGCGACAGCAACACCTTGAAGTCGATTAAGGTATCCAATGGTTACTATTCCGTGCTATGGTTTGAAGAACTGGCAGAATATGACGGCATGGAAGAAGTAGACAACGCCCGTTTATCGTTCATGCGTGGTGGAGATAAATTCTGGGTGTTCTATACCTACAACCCGCCGCAGTCGTTAAGCAGCTGGGTAAACGTCGAGACGCAGAAAAAGACCCCTGAAAAGATAGTACACAAGAGTAACTACCTGTATGGCCCGGCCGAATGGGTAGGCCCCATGATTGTAACAGAAGCCGAAACGCTGCGTAAGTTTTCACCCCGCAGGTGGCGGCATATGTTTTTAGGCGACGTTACCGGCACTGGCGGCGAGGTATTTAACAACTTGGTCCTGCGCGAGATAACGGACGAAGAAATAAAGACTTTTGGCAACATCAAACGCGGCCTTGACTTTGGTTTTGCTAATGACCCGCTGGCGTATATGACCGGCAACCTAGACGCAGCACGGCGAACGTTATACATATACAACGAATATTATCAGGTGCAGTGTCCGCTGTGGACGCTTGCAGACCACATAAGAGAAGAAAACCCGGGAAATGAGCTTATAATATCAGATGTAGAGCCCCGAAGCGTGCACACGCTTAGAAGCTATGGTATAAATGTGAGACCGGCCAAAAAGGGACCCGGAAGCCGTGAGGCTGGATACGACTATTTAAGCAAAGAGCTGCTGCGAATAGTCATAGACCCTAACCGCTGCCCGAATGCTGCCCGTGAGTTTGCTAACTACGAACTAAAAAAAGACAAAAACGGGAACTTTATAGCGACGTATCCCGACGGCAACGACCACACTATAGACGCTGTAAACTACTTATGCCAAAACAAGGGCGCTTTGCGAATTTCATAATCAGGGGGTATTACAAAGTGAAAAAGAAGCAGTTTAAACCGCTTAATATCCGCAGTACGGAGCTTTTAAACAGAAGTAGGGTAATAAGTCCTATGTCTGTAAATGAGACGCACAGAAAGGCACTGAACGTTATTAATAGCGGTAATAACAATAACATCTTTATTGAACCGCGACTGGAAGACGTACAGACCATGTTCGGTATCCCGGAGACTATGGGAAATCCGGACGCAAAAGCACAGGCCGCCAACGATGAAGCTATGAGCGCCTGCCACAGTTTGATACTTCACACCATGCGTGTATTGGGTGATAACGTTTATCCGCAGTTTCTTGGCTATGGCTATTTAACAGCGCTGACGCAAAACCCACTTATCAGGACAGGCGTAGAGATGATTGCCTCTGAAATGACCGAAAAAGGCTGGAAACTCACCACGGAAAAAGAAGAAAGCCGGGAGAAGATTAAATTTCTTGAATCGGAGTTAAACCGCCTGAACGTCAAAGATATGTTTTATAAAGCTATCTGCAACAACGGCTATATGGGCGGTTGTCTTGTAGGAATGGACTACGAAGGAGAGCGCCCCGAAGACTTAGTAAATGCGATACCGCTTACCGCCGATGGCCTTCTAGGTAAGAAAATCAAAGGTCTGCGCCTGCTGGAAGCCTTCAATATCTCGCCGGGGGAATATGATTCTACTAACCCAATGAGCCAGAATTACTACAATCCGCAGACATGGTTTGTCATGGGCGTACCTATTCACCGCAGCAGGGTATTATACTTTTCGCAAAACGAGCTGCCTACGCTGCTGAAACCTGCTTATAACTTTTTCGGTATTCCGCTTGCGCAAACCGTCTTAGACGTAGTTTCTCACTTTACCGAGTGCCGGGAAGCAGAAGCGCGTTTGCTTACTAAATTCAGTTTGACCATATTCAAAACTAACCTCAACGCACAAATTCTCTCCGGTGCTGATTGGGCGTCTATCGACCGCCGGCTAAATCATTTTGCCAAAAATCGGAACAATGACGGCGTGCTCCTTATCGACAAGGAAGAGGAAGAAGTAGACGTTAAAATCACAGCTTTATCAGGCGTGCGTGAAATCGTATCGCAGGCAATGGAGTTTGTAGCGGCTATGTTTCAGGAGCCAGCAACTAAACTGTGGGGTATCGCCCCGCAGGGCATGAACGCTACAGGGGAAAGCGACCTTGAAAACCATTACAAGCACATCAGCAGCCAGCAGGAAAGGCAGCTTAGAAAACCGCTTGAACGGTTGGTAAAGATACTGCAACTCATTGAATACGGCGAAATTGATGAAAGTATCAGCGTCGAATTTAACCCACTCTCTGAAAAGAGTGAGGAAGTAATGGCCACACTTCGACGCACTCAAGCCGAAACTGATAACCTCTATATAGCTATGGGAGCATTGGCACCAGAGGAAGTACGCGAGGAGCTTAAAACGCGTAATAATAGCCCTTACAACCATTTTATGGCTAACTTTGATGTAGAAGACACAGAAGAACCAAGCGCAGACTATAGCGAGATAATGGAGCTGCTAAAACCCGAAACGCCGCCAGAGAAGAGCAGTCAGGGGTGAGTAAATGGCCAGACGCAGAAGGACCAGACGAGGGCAGACCTTCCTGCCGCCACACGTCTTTAATGCAGGCATACAGCAAAGCTATGCCCGCGAGATACGCCGCATTATCCGCCCCATGATGAAAACAGCTATCCCCTATGTCTTGAAGAACTACAAGAAATTTCTCAAGGGCGACCAGCTGGCGTATGATATCACCATTGAGGGGCAAGAGGTAAACCTTGACGAGCTTCTGGCGGTACTGCGGCGGAAATTCCACCAGTACATTATGGACTTCAATCGGGAGCGGGCAGAACGGGCGGCTGTACGCTTTATCAACAAGATTGATAAAACCAACAGGGCGGCTTTAATGGCGGAACTAAAAAGGGTAGGCGTGGCGATTAAATTCACGGTAACACCAGCTTATGAACGCATACTAGAAGAAGCTGCCGAACGGAATGTAAACCTTATTAGGACTATTGCCCCGTCATTTTTCGATAAAATCATCAAAAGCGTGTATGAAAGCGCCAAACGTGGCCGGGATATGGCAAGCCTTTATCAAACGCTGCTAGACATTGAAGGTGTTACAGAGCGTAAGGCGCAGCTGATTGCAATGGACCAGACGAACAAGGCCACGCAGGAGCTAGAACTTGCCCAATCCCGGGAGCTGGGTATAAAAACTGGCACATGGGTACATATTCCGGGCGAGAAAACGAGCCGTAAATCACATGAGGAGATGGACGGCAAAGAATTCGACTTGGACGAGGGATTGTTTGACTATGAGGTAGGCAAAAAAGTGAAACCGGGCGAGCTTCCCTACTGCCGCTGCACTTACAGACCAAACATCAGCGAACTGCTCGAAACCTAGTAAATACGTACTACAGGACTTTGAATATACACTTTTCTGCTATAATAAGGGAGAAAAGTATTGAATTTACACGTACTGTAGCAGAAAGCAAATGTAGATTTGAGGTAGACCCACCCCCCGGGGATAGGATTTACACCGTTTAAACTGTGTGCATAATTTGCGGATAAAATGCCGTGAAAAGCCGTACAAATACCTCAAAATTATTCATGCAAGTTAAGAGGTGATAAAGTGGAAAAAGATAACAATTTGACCTTCGACGCTGCCCCGTCAGCCCGAAGGATAGATGATAACGGATATCTGCACGTATCAGCCTGCCCGATATCCAAAGCCTGTATCAATCCTTATTATGGCCGGGAGATACCCGGAGCCGCCGAACTGGGACTTAACCCCACGGGGATATACTACGGATACCGTGACCCGGACGAGCTAGCCAAAGCGGCCGAGACTTTCAACGGCCTGCCGCTGCTGCTTGAACACCACTTTGACAGCGCAGACGAGCCGCAGAAAGAGCACCGAGTAGGAGCTACCGGGACCGATACCACGTTTGACGCTCCGTATCTGCGCAATACTATATCAGTGCAGGACGCCGACGCCATTGGAAAAATCGAGCGTGGAGAGTTCAAAGAGCTTTCATGCAGCTACCGTTACACACCTGACTTCACACCGGGCGAGGTTGACGGCGTCGCATATGACTTTATAATGAGAGATATAAAGGGTAATCACGTTGCCCTTGTGCCACGTGGCCGAGCTGGTTCTGACGTGGCTGTTGCCGATAGTATGCCCGCTGGGCTAGCTATAAACAATACCCCGAAAGGAGAGTTACAAGAAATGGTAAAATTTAGAATTACCGAGCCAGTGCAGCGCTTTAAACAACGCCGCGCAAAAGCTTTGCACTCTGTTCTTGCAGCTGACGCTGACTTAGGCATTGAAAAGAGCGAAACCGAATTAGGTAACCTGCTCAAAGCAATCCAAGTAGTGGAAGCGCAAGTTGAGGGCGGATATTCTCCCCGCGATGTTGGTGTAGATATCGACGAAAACGCAACCGTTGACGAAATCACCGACAAGCTTTTCCCCGGCTTGGAAGCTGCCGCTAAAGACAAAATCCGTGCTTTCCTGCTTAGCTTGAAAGGCACCAAAGCAGAGGACGAAGCCGCAGAAGCTGTAACCAAACCTGCCGCCAAAGACGACGAGGGCAAAATGACCTTTGCAGAAGGCGTCAAATATGGTGAAGAGCTGGAAAAGAAACCCGGTGAACGCGAAAAGCTGGATAAAGAACATGAAAGCGAAGGCATGAAAAAAGCCTTAGGCGAAGACGACGAGCTTTCTGAAAAAATGAAAGACCCTGCTTTCAGAGCAGCGTTTGAAATGGGCGTTAAATACGGCGAGAAACGCGAAAAAGCTGACCCGAAACGCATCGACCGCGACCACGAACGCGAGGGCGAAGAAAGGTACTTGGCCGAAGACGCACTGCCTAGCATTTTGGCGGCAGAACGTAAAAAAATTGAAGCAAGTTTCCGCGAACGCAATGCTGCCGCTGAAACCTGTCAGGCATTCTTAGGCCGCAAAGTTGACCCGCTGGCTTATGACAGTGCTGATGATATCTACGCCGCTGCACTTAAAGCAGAAGGCTTCAATGTTTCCGAGTATGCACCTACCGCCTATAAAGGCATGGTTGACGCACTGCGCAGAAGCAAACAAACTGAAAAATGGGGCGCTGGCCGCGTTGCTATGGATTCCGCAGTCTCCGTACCGGACTACCTGCAAGGCTTAAATAAAATCAGCGTTCGATAAGAAAGGAGCGTAAAAAAATGGCGTTTCAAAAAACTGTAAACACTTACCCCGGAATTGGTATTCCGGGCGCATATGCAGCTATTAACCCTATCGTATCTACCGCCAAAGGCTATGTTGCTAGCGCTGCCTGCAACATCGGCGGTTTCGTATGGGCTGACGCAGGTAAAGAAGGCTGCGTTAAACCTACCGGCACTGGCCGCCCTCTGGGCTTTGCAGTGCGCGAAATCACTAATCCGCTGGGAATTGACGTAGAAGCTTCTAATGTTGTTCCTGTTGGTTATCCTGTATCTGTAGAGGTAAAAGGCGATTTCTTTGCTGTCACCACTACTACCGCAACTGTCGGCCAGAAAGTATTTGCCGTTTTGGCAGACGGCACTATCAAAACCGGAGCTGCGCAAGCAACCGTTGAAGGTGCCGTAGAAACTGACTTTGAAGTAATTCAAGCCGGTGCTGCTAACGACGTAATTATCATCTCAAATTGGCGTGGGGCTGTTGTTCCTGCCAGCACTTCTAGCGGTTCCTGATTTGGACCGTAAGTATAAAAAGAAAGGGGAACAGTAAAAATGCCAATGAACATTGACCAACAAGTAGCACTTATGCGCGAAAAAGGTTTTGTATTTGACGACCACTATAAAATTCGTGGCATTATGGCTAACGACGCCGATATTGAGCGTTTGGCATACGATGCCGCAATGGTAACCGAACCGAACAGCGGTGTACCTGTAGAATTTACTTCTTATCTTGACCCGCGTGTTATTGAGATTCTGACCGGACCTCGCAACTCCCGCGAGATTTTCGCAGAGGTTAAAAAAGGCGACTGGACTACATCTTATGCACGTTTTGAGGTAGACGAAATCACCGGAGCTGTAGAAGCTTACACCGACTACGGCAACGCCGGAATGGCTGACGTCAACCCGACCTATCCGGTCCGTCAACAATATGTATTCCAAACTAACATTCGCTACGGTGACCGTGAACTAGACTATGCAGCTAAAGCACGTTTGCAATTAGCAGCACGCAAACAACGCGCCGCAGCTACCACTATCGACATTGCCCAAAACAAATACAATTTGCTGGGCGTAGAGAACATGGAAATCTACGGCCTGCTGAACGAGCCTAACCGTCCGGCTGCTATCACTCCGGGAACTGGTGAAGGCGGTAACACTTGGAAGCTCAAAACTACTAAAGAAATTTACGCCGACTATCTGTTGTTGTTCCAGAACTTGGCTAAAAATTCTTTGGGCCATATCCGCAACGACAGCGATTTGATTCTGGTAACCTCTCCTTCTGCTGCTGTTGAGCTGGGTAAAGCAACTGACTTCAATGTATCCGTTATGGACATGATTAAACGCTATACCCCGAACATCAAATTTGCTCAACTGCCGGAACTGGAAAACTCCACCAGCAGCACTGTACTTCTCATTTGCCGTAGCATTAACGGCGAGCCTACAGGTGAATTCGGTTTCTCCGAAAAAATGCGCGCAATGCGCTTAGTGCCTGAAACTTCTAGCTTCAAACAGAAATTTGTCGGCACTTCCTACGGCTGCATTTTATACAGACCGTTTGCCGTTGCTACAATGACTGGTGTATAATCTAGGGTAAAGGGAGATAAGAAAAATGGCGAGACTGACGAAGAAAAAAACCGAAGCTGCTAAAGCAGCAGAGGTAGCTACCGAAACACAAGAAACCTTAGCAGCAGAAGCGGCGGCAGAGGTCGCCGCCGAAGCTGTGCAAGCCACGGAAGAAGCAGCAGAGCCTACACCGTATGAAGCGGCGCTTAAAGAAGCCGAAAAGCAGGCGGAAGAAGCAGCCAAGGCAGCGGAAGAAAAGAAGGTCAAAGCGCAGGCTATCAATAGCGCTAACCGCGCTGTAATTGATACCTCTGATACTGTGACCTTATGTCTTAACTATCCGCAGGACTTAGAACTTGCTATCCCGACTTCTAAAGGCACTATTGAACGCATTATCCTTCGCGGGAACAATACCCACTTACGGGGCAAGGAAAAGGGCATTAACCCTGTCGGCGCCTACGGCGTAACTCCTAACGTCCCCCGTGCAGCTTGGGAATGGTTCTGCAAAAACTATCCGGAATTTTGGCTAATCAAAGAACATTTGCTGTTCTGCGCTACTAAAGACGACAAGTATAGCGTCGAAGCAGAAACAGACGAGCGCAAAGCGCTTAGAAATGGCTTTGAGCCTGCCGCCAAAATGGCAGGGCCAGAAGGCAGAGAAGGTTCAGTTACCCCGGTAGAATAGGGGGGACTAACTATGTCTAGAGAAGACAACATTGTTGAGTTCGACCTCGAAGACTTTAAAGCAAAGTATCCGTTCATCACTTTGCCGGACGCGCAAATTGAAAACAATTTCGATACCGCCACTTATTTAATCAACAATGGTCCCGCCTCAGCAGTCCAAGACTACGACGAGCGGGCAAAGCTCCTTGAACTGATGACCTGTCATTTATCCGAATTGCAAATGCGCGGCCCGCTGGCAGTAGGCAACGTGGCAAGTGCGACGGAAGGCAAAGTTTCCGTTTCGTATGCCGTGCTGGCGAAACCAAACTGGTACACGCAGACGCAATGCGGCTTCCTTCTTTGGCAGCTTATGCAAAAATATATCAGCGGGGGCCGTTGGTACAATGGGCTTTCATGTTGAGCTAAAGGCGGGCGGCGGCAGCGGGGAACTGCTGGGCAACTTTAAAAGAGTTGTCGGCCAGCTGGCAAAGCAAAACCCGCAGCTGGAAATAGGCTTTCCAGAGGGGTCAACGTACCCGGACGGGAAAAGTGTAGCGTACATCGCTTACATTCAAAATGTGGGCCTTGGCGGCGTCCCTGAACGGCCTTTTATGCAAAAGACCGTCGAGGAAAAAAGTAAGGACTGGCTGGGCTTCCTTGAAAGAATTTTCAAGGGGCACATCATCGAACAGGACATATTTGTCCGAGCCTTGCGGGCACTTGGACCGTCGGCGCGTACCGATTTGCAGATGACTATTCGCAACTGGCCGCCGGGAGAGCCCCGGCTTAACAAGCCTGCTACGATAGCGGCTAAACGCCGGAAGATGAAGAACGGGAAGTCTTTAGGGGTAAGTAACCCGGAACGGGCACTTATTGACACATCAACAATGATTAATGCTGTTAGCTGGCAGATTGCCAACGAAAAATAAAAAGGAGAATAGCAGATGTTAGGGATGAATTTACATGCTATAGTGAGAGGTTCAATAACGTCGGTACACCCGGACGAGACAGTTACTCTTTATCAGTCTGACGGGCAGGCTGTGGCGTATGGGAGAGTGACGCCGTACTATAAAGAGCCGATTACGATAGCAGCGCAAATTCAGCCGAACGCTGAAAACTCCCTTGATCATAGCGAAAACGTGCCCGATATGCCGCATACAGAGCAGATGTTTGTTGACAGTAGTCAACTGTTGCCCGTAGACGGTATATCGCGGGTGCCGCTATGTAGGACAGGTGATATCATCCAGCGCGAAGATGGGACCTACTGGCACATCTCCAAAGTGCTTGAAGACTGGTCAGCACATGCAGGGTGGGCGAATTTTGAAATCACCCAACTTGTGACGCCGCCGGTACTACAAACACGGCCAGCGCCGGAGCCAGAGCCTGACCCGGAAGAACCCGACGAAGGCGAGGGAAACTAAATGCCTGTATCTGATGTAGAAAAAAAAATAAACGTCGCAGTTACCGAGTTTCTGTTGAAGTACATGCGGCCGACGCTTGACCCGCAGCGCGTGTTTGAGGGCAACCAGAACAACATGGCGCTACCCGGCGATGAACGGGAGCACACATTGTTTTACTTGAGCCAGACGCGCCGTATAGGGACAAACACAGGTGAAAGCCAAGTTACCCCGGAAGGTAACGTTATCACGGCCACATTACGGGAATACGTTGTAACTGTTGATTTTTGCGACACCGATATCGACCGTTCACGGAGCAGGGCCGAAGGACTAGAAACCTTGAGCCGTAGCGCCTATGCGGCCGATTTTTTTCATAATAACTATGACATTGGCCTGCTGTACGCTGAAAACATGGTGTATCTGCCTTACGTAGACGACACTAATCAGTTTATCAACCGCTTTCAAGTCAAACTACACCTGTCTATGTGGTCAACATATTCTATCGAGGTTGAATACTTCGAGCGGGCAAGCGTGACAAGACTGGAAAATGTTGACGTACATCACCCGCCAACAAACTAATTAAAGGGGGTATCTAAAAAATGGCTATTCCTGCAAGTAGACTTGTAAACATCACGCCAAGAGTTATTTCATCTGGTTCCACAGAGTTAGAACTTGCTGGCGTTCTGCTTACTAAAAACGCTATCATGCCATATCCGCTGCTTATGGGCTTTACTGGCCAGCAGGCAGTAGGCGAATACTTCGGCTATGACAGCGACGAGTATCGCCTTGCGGTTATTTACTTCTTAGGCTTCACGAACAGCAGCAAGAAACCTAACACGCTTTATTTCTTCCGCCGTGCGGATAAAGCTATCGCAGGCGCCTTAATAGGCAGCCAAGCACTGGGAGTAACCGACCTGCAAAAAATCACAAAGGGCGGATTTACTATCTCTGTGGACGGTAAGCCGAAAACCGTAACCGGGCTGGACTTTTCCAGTGCTAAAACTCAAAGCGATATCGCAGGTTTGATTCAGGCAAAGGTAACCGGCACAACGGTAACTTTCAACACCAACCAGAAAAACTATCGCATCGTCTCTAACACTACGGGGAACGATTCCAGCGTGACCTATGCGACCGATGGAAGCAACGTAGAAGCTTTGGGAACAGACGTAGCCACTGCTTTAGGCCTTACTGCCGCTGCTGGTGCTGTGGTAAGTCAAGGTACTGCGGCAATGACACCTACCCAAACTATGAATGCTGCGATTAAACAGTCTGAAAACTGGGTAAGCTTCACCACTGTATACCAAGCAAGCACAGCAGAAGCCTTAGAACTGGCAGCGTGGAGCAACAGCAACCCGAACAAATTCCTCTATTGCGCCTACAGCATGGACGCTAGCCAAGTAGCCGGCGGTGATTCTTCCTTGCCCGGCCAGCTGGCGTTCAACGACTACGAGGGCACTATTAACACCTACGATAATGGCGAAGTTTCTGTGTTCGTTATGAGCTGCGCGGCTTCTATCGACTGGAACCGTGAACAGGGTGCTATCTCTTGGGCGTTCAAGACACAGAGCGGACTTGCTCCGACCTGCACCGATGACCAGACACAGGCAAGCCTGCTGGACAACAAAGTCAACTTCTACGGCCGCTATGCGTCCAGAAGCGAGCAGTTCAACATCTTCTACGATGGCGCTATGAGTGGCGGCAGCTATGGCTTCGTTGATGTTTACATCAATATGATTTGGCTGCAAAACGTTATGCAGACTGCCTGCCTGAACGGTATGCAGCAAACTCAACGCCTGCCGTATGTAGACCGTGGCTATACCATGATTAAAGCATGGCTGACAGACCCGATTAACAGGGCGCTCACAAATGGCGTTATCGACCCCGGTGTTAAACTGTCCGAAGCGCAAAAAGCGCAGCTGTACCAAGAAGCTGGCGAGGACATCAGCACCGAGCTGTATACTAATGGTTTTGTCATTAGGGTAACTGACCCGGCGCCGGAAGTAAGGGCAACCAGAGGAACGCCAAACATTTCTGTATGGTACACCTACGGCGGCAGCGTCAATAAAATTGAATTCCCGCTTACAGCGGTAGTATAAAGGGGGAAACTAGACTATGAGCAGCAACATCACATCTGCTAACGCTACGGCGGTTATGATTATTAATGACCTTTTCCCCGTCGGCTTTGCTGTTGAGGGATTCGCCACCGACCAAGCAATCAACCAAGACGAGGAAACTCTGGCCGTTACCAGAATGGGCGTCGATGGCAAGTTGAGCGCTGGTTACACTCCGTCTAAAAAGACGGTGCATATCACTATCGAACCGTCTAGCCCGTCACTGCCATATTTTCAAGCGCTGATTGCGGCGTCTGAAAATCAAATGACACCCTTCGAGGTCAGTTTGATTATCAACATCAAGTCTATGCCCAAGACATACACTTATGTCAACGGCTATCTGACCACGGCAAAGAGACTGCCGGACTTAAAACAGGTATTAGACCCTGTGACTTTCGCGTTCGACTTTGAAAAATGTATCTAATGGAGCTATAAGGGAGAAGAAAAATGAGAAAAACAATTACTGTTATGGTGAGAGATGAAAGACAAGGGCGCGACCTTCAATTTGAGATTACGCAATTTTCCGCCAAGAAGCAAGAGCGCTGGCTTATGCGGGCATTATCCCTCTTGCTTCACGGCGGCTTTGCTACTTCTATCAACGTCCCCGACGGGAAACCTATCACCGAATTAAAACTAGAAGACTTAGACTTTGGCAGTATAATTACATCACTTGGAAAGCTTGACGTAGACGACGCGGAAAAAGTGCTTGACGATTTGCTCGCCTGCTGCTCCTATGTGCCGACAAGCGGCGTCAAAACACCCTGCACACCCGAACTGGTAGACGGATTTATTGAAGACTTCCGGGTACTGTGGAAGCTGCGCGTTGAAGCGTTTAAATTAAATTTTGATTTTTTTCTAGCCGCCGGCCAGTCTCCGACGAATACGACGGGCAAGCCGGCAGATATAGTTTTCTCAAAAAATACGTAAACGTATCTAACATGACCGCGCTGGTGATATCACAGCGCTTTGCGACCCTCAAAGAGCTTGAAACCTACTACAGCTATGAGGACCTGCTGGACATGTGCGAGATAATCTATATCAACAACATTAACGAGAACCTGATGTACAAGGACATGGAGAAAAAAGCCAAGTCCAAGAATTGAAGTAAAGGCGGTATACTATGGCTAATATAATTGATTCGCTGCTGATAGCCGTCAAAATGGATAATACTGACCTAGATAAAGGACTAAAGCAGGCCGAGGGCAAAGTCAGCAGCTTTGCCGACCGGATAAAGTTAGGCGCGATTGCAAAACTGGGAGCCTTTGCTTCCGTTGGTTTTGTAATGTCGCAGGTTAAAAACCTGACGGCCGTTGCGGATGAACTTGGCAAGATAGCTGACCGCATAGGCGCAGACGTGCCGAAGCTGCAATCATGGGCCACGGCGTCTAAACTTGCTGGCGGCAGCGTTGAGGCGTTCTATGGCACGGCCGAACGATTAGGCAGTGAGCTGCAAAGAATTGCCATAACCGGAAAAAGCAGACTGCTGCCCTTTTTTGAAAGCATGGGCGTTGCTACCCTTGACGCCACCGGGAAAGCCCGTGACGTGTTCGACGTATTGACCGACGTCGCCGGAGCTGTCGAGGGCATGGACAGGCAAACCTCTGCCGGTATGCTGAAACGCTTGCAGCTGGATGAAGGTACGATAGGCCTGCTACAGATGGGCAAAAAAGGTATGCAGGACCTTATCAGGTACGAGCGGGAACTTGGCGTTTTCCAAAAAGAGGATACCGTTATCGCCGCCAACTATAACGACGCTATGGACAGATTCGCTAGAACTCTGAACATGTCTTTTTTGCCTGTAATGCGGCTGTTTGCGCCAGTTCTGACAGAAGCGGCCAAAGCAATGACTTCTGCCTTTGCCTTTATCCAGAAACACAGTCTTGCTTTTGAAATCGCGCTGGCCGGTATAGCACTGGTCATTGGCGCCTTAGTCCTGCCGTCTCTGTGGAGCTTGTTTGTAGCGATTATGACTAATCCTATAACGTGGATTGTAGCCGCCATTGTCGGGCTTATCCTGATACTAGAGGATTTATACGTCTACGCCAAGGGCGGCAAGAGCCAGTTTGAGGACCTATGGAAGACGCTAGGCACGGGCGAGGAAGTAATGGCGGCTATTCAAGGCGCATGGGACTTCTTGAAGGCTGCTGCTCAAATAGCTTGGGAAATTCTGAAATATATCCTTAAAGATTTAGGTATAAGAGTTTTAGAGTTACTGCGTTTTATAGCCATGCTTGGCGTGGGAGCGATGAATGTGTTTAAAGCCATAGGCGGTTTTATCAACGACTACTTTATTACGCCGCTTGAAAACGCCTGGAACACTCTGAAAAAGATTATTGATAACTTGCCCTCTCTGGACGGCGTTAAAGACTTTCTTGGCGGCCGATATGAGCAGTTCTTTACACCTATCACGCCGCAGCTGGCAGGTGCCGGAGCTGGCGGCAGTAAGACGCTTGAAATCGGCAAGATTGATATTCACACCCAAGCAACCAACGCAGACGGCATAGCCGCCGACATTGGTAAAGGCATTAATAAAAACAGCGGCCTGTACTGGGGTACTGCCACCGGGACAAGGGGGAACGACTAATGACAGTTAAGATACTTGACTTTCTAAAAAACGAATGGTCAAACTGGCTGCTTGCGGATACCCGCGGTACTACCTTAACTGACTTTTCGGCCTTTCTTGGCTGGCGGCTTAAAGGCGACAGCAATGTTACCTACGACCCGGTAGAAAAAGGCTACTTTGTCGCCTATAATAAAACAATTATGCCGTTTGAGGGTACGGTTACGCTGGCCAAGTCCAGCAAAAGCCCTGCCGACTTGCAGAAGGTGCTTGACACGCTGGAAGCGTTGCGGACCAGCACAGAGACGTTTTCAATCGTCACGCCGCTGCGCGAATACAAAAACCTGAACTTGTTGAGTTATGAGTATAAATTTGAAGAAAACGGCGCTACAAGCCAGCTTATCGTAGACCTTGCTTTAATTGAAGTCCGCGAGGTTGAAAGCAGCTACTCTGATGTTGTGGTAAGCTCCGGGGGCGGTGCGATTACTACCAGCGATGCCGAAAATCCTAGTGACACGTCAACGCAGAACACGGGCAGCAAGAACACCGAAGACGGTAACGACGAGCTGACAAGTACGCTTTATGACATTGGGGCTATTGTAAAATCATGGTAAGGCGGTGGAGATATGGCGCTTAATGCTAACCCCGATAACAGCAGATACAAGGTTATTCCGCTTTCTGCTATACCCGACCAGAAATTCAGCGTTACTCTTGGCGGTCAGATATGTCAGATAAGGCTGTACTGGCGTTATGGGTGGCTGTTTGCCGATATTGATGTTGGTACTGATATAGTCTGCCGTGGCGCTATCTGCATGAGTAGTCAATGGATTCTACAACAGCCAAAAGTAAATTTCAGCGGCAATCTGATGTTTGTCGACGCAGACGGACACGGCAGTCAGATTGAGCTGGAAAAGATAGGTACACGCTACAAGCTGGTTTACATTCCAGAAAGTGAGATTGCATAAATGGGCAGCTTTACTCAAAAATCAATCAGGACAACAATCACGCTTCGGCAGGGGACGTTTGCAGGCGGGAACAATACTATCACCATTGAAGGACTGGCCACCGGGGCGACGATTGTTAAACCGGGCGGCGACGACAAAACGACGCTTGATTTATGGATAGCAGGCCTGCCGCCGGACGTAATGGCCACCGCCACTACTTTAGGCTTTATGCCACAGCAGTCACAGAAGAATTTAATTCTTGTCGAAGTCGGCCCCAACGGCGGGAATATGGTCAAATGCTTTGAAGGCGAGTTTACACTTGCATGGGCGGACTACACAGGCACTCCTGATGTCAAGTTTCGCGTCAGTGCGGCCAGCGGAATTTACGCCGCCCTGCTGCCTTCTAAACCGACAGGGATAAAGGGACGGGCAGACGTTACATCGCTGTTCCAGCAGTTCGCCACAGAGGCCGAGTATGTTTATCAAAATCAAGGCGTATCCGGCCAGATATCGAATACCACGATAAACGGCAGTCCCGTTCAGAAGATATACAAGCTGGCCAGAATGATTGACTGCGAAGTGTTTATAGAAAACGGCACAGTTACAACCATTCCGAGCGGGGCAAACAAGACGGGCAACGCCGTTATCATCTCTGCCGAAACCGGCGGCCGCGGCTACCCGTCTTTTACGCAGGACGGCTTAGAGTGGTCGTCTATATTTGATAATAATATCGACATTGGCGGCCTGATAGACGTGTGCAGCGAGGTCCCCAAAGCATCGGGAATTTGGAAGGTAACGAAGGTTACTCACAACCTCGAAGCCTATACCAGCTCAACAGCGGCATGGAACAGCACTTTTTCGGCCGTATTTGTGCAGAACAATCAGTATAGCTAGAGAGGTGAGGAGACATGCCAACTACGCCAGTTAAGCAGCAGCGTAACCCGACCGCTGTACAATCGACCCGGACGCCGTATTCCGGAAATTCAGAATATAACCAGCTAGATTACTTTATTCGGTCGTTTATGGGCGGCAACCTTTACACGGCACTCCCGGTTATTGTAAAGGCCGTTGAGGCGGGCGGAGTTGCCCCCACAGGGCGAGTTGACGTCTTGCCCTTAACTTGTTCTATGGACGCTGAAAATAACGTCATACAGCCAGCGCAGATGTACAGCCTGCCATATCTGCGCATTCAGGGCGGCGCGGCGGCAGTGATTTGCGACCCGGTTGTTGGAGATATCGGCCTCGCGGTATTCGCCAAGCAGGATGTTTCTAACGTCGATGTAGGTATCACCGAGCCGGTGCAGCCGGGTACATTCCGGATGTTTGATATCTCTGATGGCTTTTACGTCGGCGGCTTCCTGAATAAAACGCCAAGCTGTTATATTCAAGTCCTTCCGGACGGCAATATCAACATTACAGGACCGTCACAAGTCACTGTGAGCACGGCTAACACCCTGATAGATAGTAATACTACCATTACGGGCAACTTGACCGTACAGGGCAATATCAAGGCACAGCAGCGTCTTGATGTAACAACGGGCGCTTCTATTGGCGGCATTGAATTTGGTACGCACAGGCACACTGGCGTAGATACAGGTTCGGGAACCTCTGGCGGCCCTGTTTAAGCTGTGTGCATAATTTGCTGGTAAAATGCCGTGAAAAGCCGTACAAATACCTCAAAATTATCTATGTAGATGAAATGGTAAAAATAGCCCTTTTTGACATCTCGAAAATTGAAAATGTCAAAATGGGCTGTTTTTGGTATAATGGGGGTACATGATGGACATATTTTTTATAACAGCTGCGGCTGTAGTGATTTACGGTATCGCTTATCTGCTGGAAACAGAAACCTTTAAAAAGTAAAGCAATCTGCCGAATATCTTTAATTTTGGGAGATATTTAAAGTTTTCGGCTGTTTTTAAGGCGTTCAAAGATAATGACGTTTTTCAAAGATATCTGGCGATATTTGAAGATTTTTCGAGATATCTAGAGATAATGGGCGATTTTGAGTTGTAAAGCGATAATTGACAACTGGGGAGTGGTGAATGTGTTTAAGATTAAATACGTCGGCTGGTGCCACGTCTGCAAGTATTACGGTCCAGAGGGCGGCTTTATTTGCGGGTGTTGCAATGTCAAAGGCACATGTGACAGGCCGAGCGAATACGTGGAGCGGCGCGACGATGATTAACAGAAGACTGCTGATATATGGCGCCCCAAAAGCTGCAACGGGCGGCACTCTCACCGTCGGCAACGTCGGCGGCTTCTATGGTTACAGCGACGGCACAGAGGAGGGTACGAAATGTTTAACAGACGTTTGTTATCAGATGTGAGGGGGGATACGGAAACCGTACCGACAGGGAGCATAACCATTCAGAGCGGCAAGGGCAGCGTGACTATCCCACAGGGAGTAAACGTTGTACTGGTTGAACAGTATTGGGTCCTCAACGGTTCACCAATAGAAACTTCTCTGGTTGGTGTAACTTCCGGGAAGACATATAACCTTGAATCTACATACACAGAATTTAACGAAGGTCAAGGTGAAATATATGAAGTTGACAACATATCAAATTGGAAGTTTTGGCTTTACGCCGAATATGGGATAATTGGTGCAGAAACAAACTATAGGCGTTTATCTATGAAAATAAGCTGGTCCCCAATAATCAACGAGCGTCCCTTTCACTGGACAGATTATTGATGAAAGGAAGAAACAAAACCATGTTTAACAGGCGGCTTTTGTGCAACGGAGCCGGGGGGGGGTAATACTCCCGTTCCCGGTGAAATGAAAGGCGACTTGACCATTGCTAACGGTATTGCAGGCGTTCAAATATGGGGGTATTCGGCTTACCACGATGTCGGTGACCTAAAACCGCACGAATTTAGATATAGCGGTAGTCCGGCCACGTTTAACGTAACTGCCCTGTATGTCGATGAAATGTACATTGGGACAGTTTTATTGGATTGGCCGCTTACCCCGCAGCCGGGAAGCATAAAAATAACCCTCAACGGAGAAATAAGCTTTACGCTGCCTTTCCGCAATAATGCGGAAAACAATAGCGCATATGGCGGCTTTACCTCTAACGAAATAGCCAGCTGGTTTGTAGACCACAATCATCAGTTAGTAGACTGCGTAATGGAATTTGTATAGGAGTGATAATGCTATGTTTAACCGCAGATTGTTCGCTATCACAGGCGGGGGGGAAGTGCCTGTACCCGTAGACATTCCGCAAGCGTCATTTGTGCCTATCCGTAATCAATGGGTGGGCAATAATACGGAGTATAACCCGACTTTTGAGATACCCGAAAACGTTACAAGACTTGGGCTGTACTGGCACCCGTGCCAAACAGCACGGGAAGACAACTGCAGACTGTATCGCCAAGTAGTAGCGGTATCTGCTGGGCAACGGTACAGGGTAGACTATTTTAATTGGGCAATCCTTGGTAGCTCTGCGAGAGGGACGCTGCGCCTGACCAACGTCGACAACGGCAGGACGCTTGACACTGCGGGCGCAGTTATAACGTTCAATAGCTATATCTTGCAGCAGGCAACAAGGACGAGTATCTTCTTCTTCCCCTGCAAAGTGCTGTACTGCGGTTATAATTCCGAAATCGAAAAGTTGCCTATAACGGCTAATATAGCCTAGAGAGGGGCGAAACAACATGTTTAATCGTCGATTGCTTGTCAGCACATCCCGGGGGGGGTAGCGACCCTGTTCCGGAGCTACCCGACCAAGATACATTGCTTTTAGATGACTTCGGCCCGGGAACGGTAACTATTAAGATTCCAGAGGGATGTAACGTTGTAAAAGTTTTTTACGATGTTTACCACGAAAACGAAGGATTTGTAGAAATTGACGTCCATTCGGTTAAAACTGGCGTTTGGTGGCTGGAAGCATACGGATACGAAGGGATTGTTGGCGATATTTATATCGGCGTAACAAGTGGGGCAGAATACACCCTGTCAGTTATGACGAACAGCGAAACAGGCACGGAAAGCGGTTATATCAGTATTTACTACTCAAAGTCCATAAATACTAAAACTCCAAACAAAACGGACTACATTAAATAAAAGGGGTGCATAATGTGTTCACTAGACGTCTATTAATAGATTCGGGGGGGGACAGCGCCCCGCCGCTGCCTGATTAAGTTTACGCTGTCCTGCGAAATTCCGGGCGCCGGTTTTTCCATAAATGAAAACGTTGTGGCCAGTGACGACGGGAAAATTGCTCAATACGCTTTTAAATCGCCACCAGCATTGTATGAGTATCTAAAGGCCAACTATGGTAAATGGGTAGTAGCTAAAGTGGCAATCAACATTCAGAAATGGGGATAACTATGTTAAATAGACGGTTGTTAGTTTATACATCTGGGGGGGGAAGTCGAAGCAGTATTGACTTTTATCGTTAAAGATAAAGAAACCGGCGCAGGTATCGCCAATGCTTATGTATATCTGCGTGACGGTAATCACCAAATGCTCATGCAACTGGGCATTACAGACAGCAGCGGCAGAATTTATACATATACATCCCGAAACGGGGATATATTAGAGACCTTAACCATGATTGCACTGAACTACTATATACAGACAAAGAACACGAAGCTAAAGTTTTTATGTACATTGACGGTATTCGTGGAGTTTTAAGTTACATGAAGCTTGTTAAAAACGCAGGTGTAACGCTGCCAGATTATTACATCGTTACTAATGGAGTTAAAGAACAAGTTGCGAAAATTCATTTTTGAGTTTTAAGCCACCAAACTTTTTGACAAAGGCAAACTATAGCAAACCTGTAATAAAACCCGTCAGCGGTCAACGCAGAAGCTATGAGGAGGTAAAAATGATACCGGTTTCGTTTTTATTGGTGCTGGTCAGTCAGATATTTTTAACAACGGTTATAGTCCGTTATGACCATATGGAAAAATACGAAGCACAGTTACTAATCTTTGCGGCGCAATGCTGCTTTATCTGGTATCAGATAGCAGTATTTGAATCAGCCAGCCGGAAAAAGTAACCCCGCTGCGTGTGGTATAATTATCTAAACCAACACGCAAAGGAGCTGATACTATGAAAGAGTTTTTTAACCTTCTGAAAGCTAACGGTATGATTATGAATTTAGTGTTCTTCATGGCCGTGGCTTTTATGCTGGGTGCCGCAGCTGGCATTGCAACCGCAAAATGACAAAACAAAAAGACTGCCAACGTTCGGCAGTCTTTTTGTTTTAGGGTCAGGATGGAATAAATATATTAAAAAAGGTGTAGGTAGAAGAGAGCTTATGCTCATATATATTATACCTCTTCATCAGAAAAATGGCAACAAAAAAGCAGCCTTCCGGCCGCCTCTTTGTTTTCTAAATCGCGTCACTGATTTAAGAAAGGTGATGTATTTTGATTGCAGTCTCATTATACCAAATGTGTGATATAATGTAAACAATAAAAACAGAAAAGCGCCTGACTAATCAGGCGCCTTCCAGCTGTGGCAAGCCACAAAACAAACACAGTTCTTTTCGCCCCGTGTCGTCGAGATAAGAAGTTTTGTTGTACCGTGATTATTATAGCAGACTTAAAACCAGAAATCAATGAACTTGTGAAAATTTTTCACGACTTGGGAGCGGTGCCGCCAGTGCGGGCGCCGCCAATATCGAAGAAAGAGAGGTTTTGACAATGGCACAACTAGGACTTTATGGCGGGACAGTCACCGCCGGAGCCACAGACGGCGCCCTGCTATCAACGACGAACCCGCTAAAGTACGCAGGGGAAAAGGGCGCACTTGGCGACCCGGTAGCGTATGCCCTGCGTTGCCCAAACGGAGAGCACGTCTACGAAATAGCTATCAGCGTGGCCGGTACGAATCCGGACTGGGTGAAGCTGTCGCCTGATAACATAGTATGGCGCGACGCTATCAACATTCCGCAGGTAGGAGACATCAACACACTTTTCTATGTGAAAATCAACATACCGGAAGGCGCGGAATATAACCAGACTATACTTAACACGCTGCTTATTAAATACCTCGAAACAACTACAACAATTTAGGGAGAGTGCAGAAATGGAGAAACTATATCATCTGGCCAAGAAGTTCAAGGCGTATCAATTCGACGGGGATTTGAAAAACTCCGATGGGTACTACTGCCCCGAATGGGTGCAGCAGGCGTTTGAACGTGACGAGCTGTTTTTCATCGGTCCAGAGCTTTACCTTGACCACTTCGAGAACTGCGGCCTAGAGCTGGAAAGAACGCATATCAGAGTTGGCGACTATATCACGCTGGATACGGAAAACATGAGAATTGACGCGTTCAGTCCGGCGCAGTTTAATCGTTTTTTTGAGGCGGTGAATATCAATGATTAAACCGGAGCTGCTGGAGTATATCGACGAGCTTAAAGCGTATATCACAGCTGACGGCGGCATTGATGTATTCAAGCTGAAAGAAACGTTTTATCACGATAACCCGGAAAAGGCGGGGAAAAAGTTAAAGCTCGACCATTACTATATTAAAACCAAAAACGGCCGAGAATACTATATCACCAATCCGCCGGAAGACTTTATCAATTTTTGCAAAAACAGCTAGGCGGTGATGGTATGAACGATGAAAAGACGCTTGAGTTTACATTCGAGCAGCTGGCCCCGGCCGTGTTGGGTCCCTTCCGCTTCGAGGGCATTCAAAGCTCAATCGACAACGAAAACACGTACACGCTTGAAATTGAAGTATTGGAACCGCCAAGACCGGAGCCAGTCCCGCCAGTAGTAACAGAACCTATCATTGTCAGCGGTAAGTATGAGGAAGTGCTCAACCCTTACGCGAACACCGACCCTATCGCTTATACGCTGTATCTTAATAACGCATGGGATGTAGCTGTCGACGCCGCCGGGAATATCGCCACTACATCGGGCGACTATGCAGTCGCACAGAACGCAGCCAACGCCTGCCGCCTGTTCTACGAAGACGCGCCGCTAGATATGACGCGCGGCATTCCGTACTTTGACATCACGCTTGGCAAAAAGTCTTCTGTATCAGCGTCGGTACTTAGAAGCCGGATAAAAGATATTGTCAGCGAAATATACGGCGTGACGGATGTAGAAGTTGCCATAGACTATGACAACGAGGGTCGCATAGATGGCGGTGAAGTGCAGATAACGACGCTTAACAGTAAGAATGTCACTATACAGATTTAAAGAAAGGAGCGTAAAAAATGGCAATAACATTTAACCCGGACACTGGCATTGTAGTAGAAGACACGGCAACTATTCGGGCGCGGCTGGTTGAGCAATGGCAGAAAGCCTTTGCCGTTGACCCGACAAAGCCGCTGCTTAACACCGAGACCGAGACCCCGGCCGGGCAGCTTATCGACGGTCAGGCAATCCTGATAAATCAGAAAGACAGCGCGCTGCTCACGCTGGCCAACCAGCTAAACCCCAAAACGGCGGCGGGCGTTTTTCAGGACGCACTGGCAAACATTTACTTTCTGACACGGCACGTCGCCCAACCGACTTACGTCACAGGGAATATTAAAGGTGCTTATGGCACTATAATACCTTATGGCGCGCTGGTGCAGGACGTGAACGGGTACACGTTTCTAAATACCACAGTCACCACGATTGACGAGAACGGCACAGCTACGGCGGTTTTCCGCTGTACGCAGTATGGACCGATTGAAGTAGGCCCGAATACACTTACAAAAATCATCACTGCCGTACCGGGCTGGGACAGTATCACGAATGACGCATCTGGCGTTACCGGCAGAAACAACGAGACGCAGGCCGAATTTGAGCAGCGGCGCGCTGAAAGCGTATCGAAAAACGCGCATGGCACAGCGGCGGCAGTACAGGGAGCGGTCAGCGACCTTGACGGCGTTGTAGCCTGCGAGGTAGTCGAAAACAGGGGCGATAACGTTATCACCAAAATGGGAGTATCTTTATCGCCGCATAGCCTGTATATAAGCGTCTACGGCGGCGAGCCAGAAGACATCGGCAACGCTATACATCAAAAGATAGACGGCGGCTGCGGGACTAACGGCAACACTAAAGTCGATGTTATCGACCCAACGACGAAGGCAGAAAACACGTATTACTACCAGATACCCGAAACTATCAACATGGGTATATACGTTACTATCAGGAAAACATTATCCTTGCCTACAGATTACGAAAACCTGATAAAAAAGGCCGTGCTGGCCAACTTCAACGGCGAAACTATCGACTATAGCCGCGTCAAAATGGCCCAAGTCTTGTATGCCAGCCGCTTTTATAAAAGCGTAATTCAGACGGGCGTAAATGACTTCGTAGGCGTGGAGCTTCAATATCCTGCTGGCGGTAGCCGTGTAGATAGCATTGAAATTCCGGCGGATGAAATCCCGGTGCTTTCAGAAGATAATATAACCGTCGTTGCGCTGGAAGCTTAGGGGGTCAGAACATGGATTTTCGAGGCAATGAAGACGTAAGGGCCTGCGACGATATACGCGAGGAAAAGCAGCCGTATCTGCTTTCACAATATTCTGCAAGTCCTACCATTTACCAGATACTAGCCGACTTCCGGGAAAACATTGACCCCACGCCGGATATCTGGACCTTTTACGACAACGTATTTAACATTGCGACGGCGCAGGGCGTAGGGCTGGACATATGGGGCGCTATCATAGGCATGGACCGTACTATATATGACCAGTCAACCAGTACAAAGATAACACTTGAAGACGAAGGATATAGGAAGCTGCTTTATTATAAAGCACTGGCGAACATCACAGACGCCAGCTTGTATACACTGAATTACATGATAAATCAGCTGTTTCCTGACTACAGTGTTACGGTTTTAAATGTCCTCGTCGAAAAGCAAACCGAAGATGGGATGTATTACAATTCGTACCCAATGCACGTCAGATTTCTTTTCAAGTCGTATCTGTCAGATGAAGACCTAGCTATATTCAAAGTTGGTGGCCCGCTGTGCGTAGGTGCTGGCGTCGGCTGGGATTTGGTAATGATAGATACATCGAACGTATTCGGCTTTGACGGCAGCGGATTACAGCCATTCAACTGTGGCGTATTTATGCCTGACGGCGGAATATTCGTTCCGGACGATGAAGAAACCATATCAGATTGAATGTTTCACGTGAAACATTAGATTGCGTCACTAGATTTTAAAAAGGGGCACAGACGGCGCGACGTGGCAAACCCTGCTCGAATTCATCGGGTCGCTGACGATGGACG